AGCTGCCCATGCCAGCTGTTATACCCGGCGTAGATTGGCCGGGTGAGGATCAACTTTACGCTCCATGCCCTCACTTCCTTTCTTAAGGGGCTTCGCCCCTGCCTTACGCATATATAATATCACGCTTACCTCGATTTGTCAACTCTTTTTTCGAGATTTTTTAAAAATATTTCTCGGTTTGCGGGTTGACAAATCCTGCTTTGTGGGATACAATAATGTAGCAGGGGAGGTGACAGTGGTGATAGACTTTACCGGAGTAAAGGTAATGCTGGCCCGGCGACACATGACGCAAAAGGAACTCGCAGAGCAAACGGGCGTACGCTACGACACGATATCAAAAATTAGCCTTGGCACAATCAGCCGTGTGCCGGTGGATGCGCTTGATAAAATCTGCACAGTCCTATCCTGCCAGCCTGGAGACCTGATAGAGCATGTGCCTGATCCGCCAGAGGGCAGCCAACAATAGTTGCCTCCCCATACGGGGAGCGTGGATTGAAATATGTGTGCCCCAAGTTGGCCGCCATTTTCGCGGCCTCACGAAAAAGGTCGCTGTCGCTCCCCCGTATGGGTGGGCGTGGATCGAAATCCCGTTTGGGCAACTATCCGGAATCTCCGGATAGTTGCCGTTTGTCGCTCCCTGCATGGGGAGCGTGGATTGAAATATGCCTCCTCATGGGGGTTTCCGTCCCCTCCACAAAGCAAAATCCCCCTCCCAGCAGCCAAAACTGCGGGAGGGGGATAATTTTATGCCTATTTGCCGGAAAGCTGCTTGAATGCCTGATTTACGCCGGTAGCGGCCAGCCCAGACGCCGCACCAACTGCGGCGGCAGTAATCGGGTCGCCGGCCGGGAAATCCGGCATGCCGATGTACAGGGCGGCGATTCCCAGCAGCAACCCCGCCACGCCACAGGTCACGGGGATCCACTTATTATCCAGGCCGGTGGCCCGGACGATGAGACCCACGATGTAGCACATGACAGTGATGGCTACCACAGTCGCAATACCAAAATCCATATTGATACCTCCAAATTTAATCATCGTGCAGGGCATGTACACCCAGCGAAGTCAAAAAATCCTTTTGCCGATGCTTGATATCGGCTGCATACTCCAAAGCCCTGTGCATATCCCCGTTGCAATGCGCATCCGGGATCCGCTGCACCGCCTTGGCTGTAGCCTCCCCCAGGGCAATGGCCGCCGTGGTGGACTGCAGCAACATCACATCCAGCTTTTCCCGGCTACGCTCCAGCTCTTCGGCCTTTTTCTCCCGGCGCATAATGCGCCGTTGGAGTGCCCAGGAGCAAAAGGCCGTGATGGCCGTAGGAATGCCCATGGCTGCCAAAAATGCAATGATCATATGATCTGCCATTGATTGCGTCCCCCCCCCTACCCCAGGAGGGCGTTGACTCGCTGCTGCACAGCGGCATAGTCGTACCCGGCGGCGGTCAGACGCTTTTCTCGCTCCGCGCCATTGCCCCACAGACCGCGCAGCACCTCTCTGGCAATTTCATCCACAGACTTTTTGCTGGGAATTTTGATCTGCTGCCCGACCCGGATCAGATTGGGATTGCTGAGGCCGTTGTAGGCCGCCAGGGCCTGATAGGTAAGACCATACTTGGATGCAATGCCAGACAGAGTGTCACCGCTTTGCACGGTGTAGACGGCGCTCTGGCCGCCATACACCATTTTGCCGTCCCCGCCAAAGACGGCATAGCCGGGATGCTGATCAGCGGCGCGCTTGGCGTTGTCCAGGACGGCATAGGCGCCAATCTGGCTCTTGGCGTCCGCCCAGGACTTTCGCACCCGGTAAAGCTGCTCGCTGCCGGAAGGCTTGTCCGACTGCCCCAGGCGATCGTTTACCGCCTGGGCGATATACGGGAATTTGCTTTCCAGGTAGGGACCAGGGCAGGCTGTAGCGGCAAACCATTTATGCATAGTCAGGTTGCCGCCCTTATCGCCGGTATAGTTCAGCCGCTGGATGCCATTCCGGCGGCAGATATCCACGCAAAGATCAATCAGGCTTGCCAGAGCGGCGTCGCTCACGTGCCAGTCCGGCGCACCGCCATCGTTGGCCACCTCGATGGTCACGGCCACATGGTCGTTGTCGGCGTTGGAGCTACACCAGGAGCGGTCCCGCTCGTCCACAAATTGGCCAATATGCCCCTTGCTGTCGATGCCATAGTTGGCACTGGCCCCCCGCCCGTAGTTGGCAAAGATGTTGCCGCACTGCTCCAGCGTGAGGTTGCCCGCCATGTGATGGATGGTGATTTTGGTGATAGGCTTGTTCCGAGGGCTGGTCCGGTTGGGGCTGATGTGGGTGTAGGTTACAAGGTTACTGTTGCTCATGATTTTATCCTCCTGTTATGTTATGATGTTTGTTAGGGTGTCATTGCCGCCTCCGGCCGCCAGCAACGCCGGGTACATGGCGGGGCTCATGGCACTACCTCCACATACAGCCCCACCAGCTCTGCCAGAGCATTGTAAACAGGCTGTCCAGTACTCCGGGTGCACCGATACAAAATGCCGTTCTGGGAGTAGTACAAGCCCTCAGAGAGCTCCATATTCCCGTCGTAGGGGATAGGATCATATTTGCTCCCGTCGTGCGCCTCGTTGATGTACTCCCACAAGGACGGGGCGTTTTCTGGCTCCCAGCCTGGCTGGCTGGTATGCTTCTGGCGACAGCGGCAGAGCCTGCCTCCGTACTGCACCTTGTATTCAGCTGGATACTCCGTTCCAGGGGCCCACTCTGGGTAAAACTCCCGGCTCCGCAAGGCCGTTGCATCATCCAGAGGCAGGCTGTTGATTTGCTGAGCCAGCAGCATGCGCGTTACTTCTTCAGCCGTAAGCGGACGGTGGCGTTCGGCTGCGGCCGCTCTTGCGGCATCTTCTTCAAATGCCTCCAGTTCCTCCAGCGTAGCGTCTCGGTATTCTCCGTTTTCAAGTATCGTCATGCCCGCACCCCCATGATTTTGATATTAGTTCCTGCCCCGATCACCATTCCGCCAACAGCGGAGAACGCAAAGTTTCTCAGAGTCGACTCCACAGTGGCAATCCACCCGGTATGCCTAGTGCCAGTCGTCTGATAGGTGTTATTGTTGTTTGAGCTAGAGTCATGCCAGATAAGTCCATCAGTTATCGCTTCGAGGGACGATGCGATAAACCTGCTTGTTTCGGCACCAACCACCGGGAGATTCGGAGAATAATAGTAAGTAATACCGTTTACACTCAATTCTCCGTTGGCAGATTTCGTATTTGTTTCCGATCCAACCGCAGATACCATAATCTTTGCTTTACGGAGTCCGAACGGTTTATTGTCTTTGTCTTTGCTGATTGCAACAACTTGGACATCGGCTTCTACTGTGATGTTGGCAATTTCTTCCCATTCCAATGCATCCAGCATCATCCATTTGTTGTAATTTTCCAGACATACAAACTGATGGATGCCCTTTGTCAGGGATGCCGGATCAATAGCCGACATGCTCCGGTAGACAATTGCACCGACAACTCCATTGACGTCAAGCGTCGGGTTCTTGGCCGTGTTATCATTTGTGAACTCCACAGTGACGATACTACCGCCGACAATAGGGCTTGTGATATAGCCCTGCTCTACTTTAGCGGCAACGTTTGCTGCCGTGGTGCATACACCAGCGGACGGAGCAGCATTGCCGTCATTTGAGATATTGGCAATCTGCTCATCCACATATCCCTTTGACGCCGCGTCTGTATCTTCGACAGGATCATTCACGCCACGCAACCGGTTTCCGCCAAAATCAACATTGATATCAGCATCTGTAGTGAGTCCAGATGTGAGGTTAAGGCTGGTAAGCTCAACATCTCCTTGCAAAAACTCACGTAGGTTTTTGATTGCATCGCCAGCGGCTTTTGCATCTGCCGCGCTCCCCTCCTGGGTAAGGGTCTTGTCCAGCGTTACGGGTCCGGTGGTGTCACTCGGATCCAGCAAAATGGCCCCGCCACTTAGCAGTAAAAAGTGATGTACCTTTTTCGCCAGTGCGTCAGCACGTGCCGAGGAATAAGTCCTAGAATCAATAATAGCATGCGACTTATTGGCTATTGTCAGCGATGCTCCATTGGCTGTGTTCCCAGGGTTTTCAAAGTTGA